GCACCCATTTTAGCTGTGTTGAAGTCTTTATCAAAGATAGCTTCCCAACCTGCTCTATCTGTAGGTGGTACTTCTCCGTCTAACATCTTGTGACCGTATCCACCTGTTAGGTGTCCTTCGGTACACTTATATGTATCTTCTCTATATCCTTCTTCAGATTTAACGTGTGCTTTAGTTATCTCTTCGTGGTATTCTTCCCATTGTGGTTTCATTATGTATTCCTCATCATTACAAATCTAATTACTTTAATAAGTAGCTTAGAATATTCTTGGTTTTCACTATATGGTTTTAAAGAATTAGCTAACTCTATATAGTCTCCGCCATTCTTTAATAACTCTCTAAATTCCTTGTAGTGGTGCGAATTAGAAAGTAGAAAAATGTAATCATTTACTGAGTCACATTTTGTCTTATATTTCTTTACACCCCACCTAACGTCAGGGTTGTCTTTAGGCTTCATGTGTGGAACAGACAAATCAAATGTTCTCATTCCAAATAAAGCGTTGCCTTCTGTAGCAAATCTACTCCTACCCCAGTTGCTTTCGATTATAGCTTGAGCAATCACTAGGTCTGTAGGTACAATAGCCTCTGAGGGCTTTGTATGGGCTTTTAAACACCCTTTTACAGACAAGATAAACTCGTCTTGGTATTCACTTGCTTCAACTTTTGATACTATACAACTTACTAATATATATGCAAAAAAGAACATATATATCAATGGCTTGATTTTTACATCTTTCATTTATCTCAATAATTCACTAATTGACCCCTTGTTATTATACTTAGCAAAGGTAATACTTATTTTTGATTGTTTTTTCTCCGGAATGTAGACGTGCTTTTGATTTGCCATAATAGCTAACCCTGAGCTAATAGATGCATCAAACTTAGTTCTATTATTAATATCAAACTTAGCCCAATCCTCTAATGTTTTTGCAAATGGCATCATCCCCATCTCATCTGAATCCCTATATTCACCACTCATATCTAACCCTATATATTTTTCTATATAAGACTCTATAGCTGAAGCATGAGATTGCTTAACATCTTCTGATGAATTAGGTATTCCACCTAACTCTTTTTCAGTTTTAGATAATTTATTAAATATTTTATCAGGTCTATTCATAGAGTAACCTCTATAACCTCTATTTTTTAAATGATATAATAATCTTGGTTTATTATTTTCGCATAATATAGGCATCCCATAAAACACACAAGCCATTAAAACTTCTTCAAAAAAAATCTCCGCTGTTTGAGGTCTTGCAATATATTCTAAAAAAAACTCACTACTAGGAGCATCATCCATATTAAACTTTGTTAACCCATGTAAAGAGCCATTAGAACCTTTACCTCCTACAGTTCCTGATATATCATATGAATCACATCCAAACGACCCAATATGTTCGTTACCCGGATACTTTACACCTTTCTTTTGTATAACTCTATTTTGAAGACCTTTATTAGGAATCCAACTAACTAAAAACCTACCTCTAGTATTAGGACTAAATACAACCTGAGTGTCTTTTTGACCATCTTTCCAATGGAATGAACCTCTAGTAATGTGATGTTTTAAAATAATAGAATCATTATAATCTATTTGTTGATATATTTTTGTAAGATTAAATATTGACGATTTACTTTCATCTCTAAATGCGTGAGACTCAGTTCGTGGAAATTGCCTGTAAAATTCATTCAATGCATCAGCATCACCTTTTAAAGAAGTTACTTCTGCCTCCCAATAATCCACAGCACCATTACTAATCATTTCATTATCAACTCCTAATTCAGGTTGTTTAGGTTTTCTAAAAACAGGCATTCCATATCTATCAATAAACCCCTCCATATTCCACTCCATAGGAATAAATAAAGCATACATCCCGCTTTTAGTTTGACCATTTAAATTTCTAGTAGATACATTAGAATCTTCATATAATTTTTTAAAGTTACTACCACCTTTTGACAAAGCATTGGATGTTGAACCCATCATACATTTTCCAATAATTTTACTACCTAATCGTAAACAAGTTTTAGTTACTCTCCAATTATTTAAAATGTTGTTTGGCTTTATCCATTTACCACTTTCATCGTGAACTAACAGTATTAACTTTTCACCATCATAAGAGTTGTCATCAGTGTTTTTCCAATCAATAGTGGTGTCTAAACCTTCCATTTCATCATTAGCAACCTCATGCATATTTTTCTTAGTAATCTTTGACGCAGGAACTCTAAAAGCTAATTCTGTTTTAGGTTTATCCATACCATCTTGTATAGGCTTAAAAAAGAAAGGTAATCTATTGGCTATTGGAACCACTTTATCGGTAAACATTTTTTTAGCATCAGAACCCGTTTTAGACAATATCCCTACTCTCGAATCTTTTGCAAGTGTTCCTGAATTTACAGCTTCTGAAGACCCCATAAAAGAAAAACCTGAACGTCTAATTTTTAAATAAGTCATTCCAAAAGACCTTTTATCCGCCTTACAAGCTTCCCAAAAAATAAAAAAGATTCTATTGGCTTCTCGATAGTCAGGATAACCTACATCTATACTTGTCCATTGAAGATACATATAATGAGAGCCGGTTATGTATGTAGGTTCACCTTTATTCATAAACCAATAACCTTCTTCTCTTTTATCAAACTCTGATTCAATATAATCTACCCATCTTGATTTAAACGATGAAGGCATTTCATTCCATTGAAATATAGAGTTTATATTTTTAAGGTCTTTTGGAAACTCATTCCGTTCCCAATATTGTTGTGATTTAGTTTTATGTCTTTGTGGTATAATTTTTGGTCGTAAAGGTAATCCTATTTTTAACCCTGATATTTCTACTATCTCGCCTAACTGACCTGTTTTAGATATGTTTACAAAGTCATATTTTTCATTATAGCCATATAACCAAGTTCGCCCACTATTTTTATTAGATAGAACATTTTTTGGTACATAGTTTTCAACTACTCTATATAAATTATTTTGACTTTCTTTCTGCAAATCCTTGTTTAATATCTATCTTATTTGGACCTTGAGCTTCTATTATTATATTTTCCTGTTCAGTATCTATTCGTTTAAGTATTTCAAAGGCATCGAATATAGATAACTTTTTAGATGCTGCTGCATTTTTTAATTTATCAGCAGCTAAATCATCCTGTGGGTCCGGCTTAATAATATCCTCTTTAGCAACTTTTATTAATTGCTTAACAGCTTTATATCCTGCCTGTATAATTTCTTTTCTTAACTCTGTAGAATCCATATTAAGCCTTCATAGTAATTTGATGGTCAAACACTCTATATAAAACCTCATTATCAATTGTAAACTCGTACTCACTTTCAGGCGTAAAAAAAACTCTATCACCATCCTGAACACCTTGAGACTTTAAATAATTATTCGAGTACACCATGTCACCCATTAAGGGTTCGTATTTAAAAGATTTTGTTAAAAAGCTATCTATTTTTTTTATTGGCTTTACAAAACAAAACCGGTTATGACTATTCCACTTACCTTTATGTTTATATAAATAGAATTGGTCATTATCAACAAAAAATAAATCATCTTTAAAAAAACTTTTACCACTTTTTCTACGACCTTTTATATCATTGTAAAACTTAAAAACATTGTGATGTACAAGTAATATATCTCCTATATTGATAGGTCCTGTGTAATCTACAGGAGTCTCAATAACCGTGGCTTGTCTGTTTGAAAATTTGTGTTCCTCTTCAGAGGTGTTAACGATAAATTCCATACCACCAATATTCTTGGTGTTATTATATCGTTTACCTTCTAAGGGGCGAACGATAAAATTAAAAGGAGACTTCATACTAGAAGTTTATGTTATACTCGATTGAAATGGGTATATTAGAGTTAAACTCTTTCCACAAAACTATAACATCCTTCTTTTGAATCCAAATTTTATA